CAGCGTTTCCATCACTTTAATATCAGTTTGTGCAGGATCGAAAATATTCTTAGAAATGTTTTTAACAGAAACATCATCTAAATTAGCAATTTTTCTTGCAATTTCGCTGTTTTTTAGGGCTTCTAATGGTTTAGCTTCTTTGCTATATACCGCGCGCGCGCTAGCGTAATCAGGACTAAAAGAATCTACTTTCGATAATAAATGGTTTTTGGCATCAATTAATGCGGGTACTTTGCTCGGTGCTCTCACTTGTGCTTCGGCAATTTGGTCATCAATATTTCGCTTAACCAAATCTAAAGCTTTAATACTGTTCGACTTATAACCCTCTAATTCACGCCGCCAAACAGGCGTTGCCTGCACTTTCTTTAAAGCATCCGCAATAACTGGGTCTTTTGTTAAAGCGTTTAATTGTTGTGCAGAAACTTCTTGCGTAAACGCTTTTTCATAAAGTGGCTTGGCTTTCTTAGCTAATTCGGCCTCTTGTTTTGCAATATAATTTTCTGCTGATGATTTAATCTCTTGTGCAGCAGGAGACGAATCCTTAGAAATAGAATTTAAAAACGTATCAATTACCTTTTTCTCGCTAGCAATTCGCTGTTGGCCACGCTCAAATAGCATTTGCGCACCTTCTTGCGTTCTCCCTAAATTACCTTGCGCTTGTGCAGCAACAGGGCTACCGCTTGCCTCGGCAGGCGTGATATAGGCTAATCCTAAACGCTTAGCAGCCGCATTCTTAGCGGCGACATCTTCGGGTGTAAGTTGACCTATCATATTTCTTGCAGCAACATCTTGAAATGGTGTGCGCGCGGGCTCATATTCCATGCCGGTTAACTTACTTCTGCCTTTGTTGATCACATTTTTAAGGGCGCCGGTTGCCATTCCTGGCGCAAATACTGCGCCTAATCCTGCGGCCGCACCTAAGCCAGCAGACTTTGTGTCATCGCCGATATATTCGCCTGCTAAACCGCCTATTGTTGCACCTGTGGCTCCTTTTACATAAGGATTAGCAGAAGTTAGCGCTTTAGCTAAAGGATAACTAGCGGCACCTGTGCCCATTCCTAGAACCATGTTTAAAGCACGAGAATCATTGTCGTTAACATATTGACCACCCCCCATTAAACCGCCTTGAATAGCGCCTTGGGTAGCTGCTCTAACCGCTGCGCGTTGCCCTACGCCTGGAATGCTCCACAGCGGCATTGTTGCACCTATTCCACCTACTATTGAAGCTGCGCGCGCGGTAGCTGGATTGGCTGCTTCCGCGGCTTGATAAGCACTCTCGCGCTTAGCGGCTACATTTTTAGATGCCTGTTTGACGCGCTCACCTAATAAGCCGCTTTCAGTGATAGGCTGCACTACGCCATGCGCAAACCGGCCGGCACCCGTGTTAAAACCTGTCAATGCCGACTGAAGTTTAGACATCGGCTTTTTTTGTTCAGTTTTTGGTGCTTCTTCTGGCGCAAAATCAATTGTGCTTTCAGTGGTTTCAGGTTGAAAATCAATATCCATGCTATGCCTTCTTATAACCAGCTTTTAATGCAGCATCTAATTGAGAGGCGGGAATTGTTCCACGTGTACCATCTTTACTAATTACAGTTACGCGCTCGTTATTAGTTTTAGCAAACTTGGCAATCTCTGCTTTGGCTTGTTCTGGTCGCAAGGGAGAATCTAAATTATTTAAATAAGTATCCGTTTCATTGCCAAGCAATGCTTTCATTTCATTGAATTTCGCCATCATGACATCGGGTTGTGTTTTCCAGTTGGCCGGATTCGCTAAACTTTCCAAACTGGCTCGTACGGATGGTTGGATAGAATCCCCGTAGAATTGTCTTACCTGGTCAGCGAGAACGGGCACGTCATCACTTACAATAGTTTGAAATTTAACGAATTCAGGTGAGGAATTTCCCATTAACGACGCGGCCATATCTTTTTTGAGGCGTAAAGCACCGGCAGGTCCTGTATAATATGACATTACATTAGGATCGATGCGTGCCAGCGTTTTATCAATGTTAATCGCGTATTTTGCTTTATTGCGCGTCTGAACATCGCTCGTCCTTTTTTGCAACGCCGCATCGTAAATATCGCCAATTTGGTCGCGTGTTCTTAATGTGCCGTCTGGGGCTTGCGCAATATTTTGTTTTTGAATGTCATTAACAACGGATTGCGTAGCGCCTATATTCGCCGGATTTCTACCACCAGGCAAAACAGGATAACCGGCAGCCAAACCGTTCCCTCCGGCATTTGCCGTAGGTGAAGGAGGTATCATATTCCCCCCCATGGTAGGCGCTAAACCCGCTATGCCGCCCTGACGGGTTAATTGCTGTTCCAGTAAAAGCTTACCTTCCGGCGACATCCCTTTTTCAAACTGCGCAGGACTGCCTAAATAGCGTGACATAGCCAATTTATAGGCGTTATTCGCTGCTAATTCATCTGGCAGATATTGATTAGTAATTTCAGCCTGTTGGTTAGCTAATTTGTTTTTTTTGGCTGTACTAAATAGATTATTCCAGCCAGCCAAACCATCTAAGATTGTTGTTGCCATCTGGCCTCCTATAAAAATGCCATGCCTGCTTGACCAGCTAACCCTAAGAAATTATTTAAGGCACTCGCATCCGCTAACTCGCCTTCTGCATTAGCTTGACCTATTCCAATTTCATTTTGCCCAATTCCTTGTGACGCGCCGTATCCTAAACTTGTTAAATACTCCATAATTCTTTGCAAATCCCGTTGTTGTTGTTGGTAATTTTGCGAGTAGCCCATTTGCTGGGTGTCGGTTTGCAGAATATTTTCAAAATAGCGTTGCATATCACGTTGTGCAATATCGGCTGCATTGTTTTGAAGTGCTTTGTAATAAGCGCCACTCCCTAACATGCCCGAGGCAGAAGCACCTTGATTAGCTGCGCGCATAGCAACTTCTTGTTCATATTTGGCTTGGGGAGTTTCAGCATATCCTTTCATCAGTTGCTGATAATAATCGGGGGCAGACATGTTTGCGTTTCGCCAGCGTGAATCCATGGGATTGCCATACTGGGACAAATTGGTATTCATATTGCCGGTATAATTGCGCAAACTATTGTAATCTTGCACACCCCCTTGTTGATAAGGTTGCAAATACTGGTTGGCATTTTCGTAACCTGAACGCATAGCATCGGCGGCAGCTCCTTGACCACCGGCGAAAATATCATCAAATAATCCCATAAATGCCTCGCTTGTTATTGTTGTAATAAAGGCGTGCTAATTTTTCCAAACTCGCACTTAATTAAATTCAAATCGATGTCGGCTGTGCCGTCGTATAAATCGAGAAAGTTAAATCTAAATTCTGTGTAATTACCTGCGCCTACGGTCAAACCGTTTAAACTGTCGGTTAATAAGGTACTCGTAATTTCATTAAATCCAGGTTCTAAATAAATGGCTGCACCTTGTTTTAAACTATCGCCGGTATCGTAGTAGATATAAATATCAAATCGCGCTTTGATGGATTTATTCTGATTATTAATAGCTTGTAATCCATACGTTAAAAAATTCTTTTGATATTTTCGAACAGTACTCATCTGGCGTTGATAAAAATAAAAATCGCCCGCGGTATAATCCAACACTTCTACATGGACAAAATAAGGAGAGGCCGATTGCACGGTAGAATTATTTGCATACACCGTAGGAGTAATAACGTAATCAGCCACCGATGCGCCAACCACAAACCAATCTCCAATAAATTCTGTATCATCCCCATCTGCTGGAACAGTCGGATTTAAACCTTTTGCGCTTAAAGTATTAAAATTTGAATTGGTTAAGACAGTTGGATTTTGTACATACAACAAACCGTTCAAACATTCATAAACGCTATTCAGATAATCATATAATTCCTGATCATTAGCCGCCCATTTTGCAGACGGCGGATTAATTAAGTCACGCAATCTACTCATTGTTTTAATACCTTGGAATTAATGGCGGCACCTAAAATAATGATAGGCGCAACTGAAGCATAAACCGTAATTTTAAAAACTAAATCTCTACCAGTCCCTTTTTTAAGCCAGCGTGTGCGTATTTTGGATTGACCGATACGCCCTAAACGTGCAGGCACGTGGTTGCCGTATCGTTCACCCCCATCCCGTGAAATGCTTAAATAGGCTTTTGGATTTTGGTAAATACCATCGTTGTTGCCAATGCCAGTTTGGAAATCCACTCGAATTTCGGCAATTTGCAGTAAACGGTAAGCTTGATCGTTAAAATGACGGCAAATACGTTCGCGTTTAATGGGTTCGCCAGCATTGTCGATATAATCTAATGACATGCGATATAAAATCGGTGCTTTGTAACTGCCAATATAATGCGTGTTATTAAAAAATGCATGGCAATCTGCTAAATGGCGTGTTTTATTAAACATGGGAGTATTAGCAGAATTTTTGGTTTTCAGCATTTCTTCTTTAAACCAAAAGGGCGCTCCTATTTCTTTAGAAATGGTGGCATCATAAACCAAGGTAAAATCATCAGTTGTCCAACTCATTACATAAAAAACATGGGAATCATCTTTACGAATATAACAACGTACATCGGCAGGCTCGGTAAATGATTGGATTATTCCATCAATAGCTTCAGTCGATATTTTTTCAGGTGCGCCTCCATTCGCCATCATAACGGAGCTGGCGCCTTCCTGATCTTGCGATAACCAGAATAAAAGTCCATGTTCTGAGCAAATACTGGCGGCTGTCAAACAACCGTAATTAAAAATTAAATTATTGTCACGACGAAAAGGAAAATCGGCTGCACCAGCGTTATACCAGACTTCTGTCGATGTGTTTTTAAAGAAAAATAAACGGCGATTGACTACCCCAACACCTATCAATTCACCTGGATAAGCTTGTATTTGTGCAATATCGAGAGGATCCCATTTTGTGCCATCATTTAATGCGCTAATTGCGTATTGACGTGATTCGCCTTGCGGTACCACGAAATAACCATCTAAAAAAGCAACATCAATAGGAGAAGAGGGGAAACCTGGATCAGTAATTTGAGCAAAAACACCGGATGTTTCATTGTAAATATAACCGGCTTGCCCATCTACAAAAATAACTTGGCCATCTGCATTATTATTCGCTTGGATGCTCACATACCCTGTATCAGTGCCTAATGTACCAATCAGTGTTTTTACTAATGCGGTATCAAATTCATATACCTGATCACCAAATATGCCATAGAGGCGTTCACCATTAGCAAACAGGGCGCGCGAAGGATCAGTGCCAACTTGCACAACCTGTTCTTGTTGCAGGCCAGGGGTACCACGCATCTGAAACTTTTTTTTACCGGCAGGGTCGGCAGTTAAATACAAATTAATCGTTTCCTGCGCATCAAAACGAGGTGTATTTTCTTTGTTAAAGCCGCCAAAAATAGGAAAATCAGCCCACATAAGCCCCCCACGGACGATAACGGCGATAGGTTAGGAAGGGATTATCATTCTGCACGCTATAATCCTGCGGGTTGATCGCCTTTAATCTCTTAATAGCTTTTTCATATTTAGTAATAAAGGAGGCAGGTAATTCAGTTTCGTATAAATCCGCCAAATCGTACGCTAATTGATACCGCAAAGGGCGCGTATAATAAGGAGGAATGCCGGAAAATTCCTGATTCAGCGTTAATTCAGTTAACACCTGTTTAACAATTAAAGTAGCCGTGTAATTCTGATCAGGAACTGGATTAAAATAAAGTGTACTTGTTAACGCGCCCGTAGTGAGCGATTCAAAGGCTTGGTCTTGTTGAATATAAAAGAAACGAGGACGCATTTGGGCAGCATTTGCATTGAATAAATTAAATTCTTTTGCGTCTGCTTGTCTTAGTACGGATAAAACACCTTCGCTATCAACAATATGGCCTTCCCAGAATTGAACAACAACAGGAGACACATCATAACTTTGTTCACCTTCTGCAAGGTTAATCGTGATGGTATTAGTGTAAGGCACATAGATGCCCATACTTGACCAATCCGTAATTATTTCGTTTAGCAAATCAAGGCCTTCTTCTTGATAGAAGCCTTCAAATTCCTCTTGCGGATCTAATACTTGCGCCAAATAGTAGGCGCGGTTTATCAAGTTAGCTGCATTCATTATTATTTTTTGTTACTGGCTTTTTTTTCGGGTTTTTCAGGTACTTTTTCTCCTTCTAATGTTTCGCGTGAAACCTCTTGTTTTTCATTCCCGCGGAGCGCTAACTGCGCTTTTAATTCAGCAATTTCTTTTTCACGTTCTGCTAATTGTTGGTTAAGCGTGTCAATTAATGCTTGCGCGACATTGCTATCTACCTTTTCAGCAAGCACATTAATGCTGTTATCTTTTTCAGGAAATTCAGCAGGCGAATTAAACCAACCGTTTTGCAAATAAGCAGGGTGTTCTTCATCGCTAACTATTTTTGCTGCATAGTCAGGGTGATAAATCCAATGTGACATAAAAAACCTCATGAAAGAAAAGAAGGGCGGCTATTAACCGCCCTGTTAATTAACTACCTAAAATACGGGTTGCGTAGTCGGGAAAGCATTTAACGCCATAGAGAATATCGAAACGAATAATGTCTCTATCATTGATAATGTCGAATTGACGCGACATTCTTAAAGACACTTTCGCTTTTTCGTTCACCATATTTTTTTGGTAAGCTCCATTATTACCAACAGGCATTTTTACAACAGAAAGCGCAAACGCTTCTTTGTGATATGCAATATTAATGTTATGGCTCTTATTGAAAGTTAATGCAGCGTTATTTGCAGGAGCTGCAGTAACGGTTTGATACGGCCCCGTTAATGTAATAGGCGGATCGATAGACAGCGTAACGTTGCCGCTTCCGTCAGAATTTGCATCTGCGGTTACAACAAATTGCGCTAATTGACCCGTATCTTCGCGCGAGACCGGATTAACAGAATTAACGCCCGCCATAGTAAATGTGGCACCTGCTTTAACGATGCCGGTAGTGCTGATAGTAAAACCATCGCACACCAAGGTAGAACCTGTCTGCGATGCGCCATTAACTAATGGAGTACCCAAAACACTTACAGGTTGCGCGCCATCTGTATCAAGCGAGCTAAATAAGGGACGAATAGGATTTTGCACGGAATAAACGTCAAAACCAGCTAGATTCCCCATGCTGCCACGCAAAATAATGTCCTTATTAAAGTTTTCGTTAAAGGTGTTATACAACGAACTTTGCAAAGACGCAGAATCAAACGTTTTTAATAGCGCAAAACGGTTGTTATCGCGTTGCACGCCAAAACTATCTAAACGTGCGGCTGCGTTATTCATAACAGCAAAAGAGGCAGGCGCAGTACCAGCAACACCTACGTTGTTATAAATATCGATAGTAGTATCGTAAAGTCGTGTATCCACTTTGTTAGCAAGTGTCACCATCGCAGGATTTAATACTTCCCGATTAAAATCGTCTAATTGCAATGCAAGCTGCTCAGAAGTAACGGCAATATCCACACCGTCTTGATACGCAATAACCATATCGGTGTTTTGGGAATTAATATCCTGTATTTGAATCGTTTTGCCTTCGCGTACTATGTAACGCGTTGGTTTACGAATGCGAATGGTATTACCCGTGGTTGGATCGTATTTGTCCTGATAATCACGGCGCGCTGTTTTTGCGAAAATTAAATTATTATCAAACTCCATCAGCGCAGTGCGGAGAATGATGTCATTAGTCAGTAAATTATTTGCCATTGGAAGACTCCGGCTATAGAAACAACAAAAATTCCAGGACAAAGTCCTAGACCTCTTGCCGACTAATTGACCGGAGTCGTGCTGAACCGTGACAAGGCTGCCGTTTTCAGGCTTTAGCGCGCACCTATAGCACGCTGTAATGGGGAAGCGCCATCACCAACGCAGTGATTATTAACCGTAACCACCAAACCGTGAAGCGTGTTGTCATTTTCAGACTTAGCGCACACACGCAAGACGCCATAACATTTAATCGCTGTTAATCACGATTAGCCATAATTGGCTTTGTACCATTGCTGGAAATCGTCCATATTCATTTTGCTAGGGTCGCCCCATGTTCCAGCTTTGGCTTGTCCTCTTTCTTCGCCAAGCATCCGTGGCGCTTTTGTGATGTTTGATTTTTTTCTTTCCTTAAATCGCGCATCAATTTCTGCAATTTTCTTAATTGCTTTTATCGGATTCATTAACGCAATTTCTTTTGCTTTATCCTTATATTTTCCGAGAAAATACATTATATCAGAAGCATGATCTGAGTCTAGTATGGCTTCACACATTGCGCGATTAGAAGGAAATCCAGGTTTGAATAAAGCATCCGTTACATCCTCATAATCTTCGTATTTTTCAGTGCCTTTGTTATTGGTTTCATCTAACCGTTTTTTAAAATTTTCTTGGATTTGTTTGTGCGTTTCTTCTGCTTGTGTTTGATGTATTTTTTGCAATTTAATTTCTTGCGCATAATCAGCAATCGCTACTTGGTATTCAAGATCACTATTATAATTTTCACGCTGGGGCGCTTGTTCAACAGGAATAGGGGCTTGCATCCGTTGTTGCTGCATTTGTTGCGCTAAACGTTCAGCTTCGGCTTTTACTTGAGCAATTTCAGCTTCTTTTTGTGCGAGCAATTTATCTTTTTTGGATAATTTTTTCTCTACCCATTTTGGAATGTCTTTTTCTACTTCACTTTTTTCTTCATCGCCTGGCAATGGTAATTCATCTAAAGACATTTCACTGACGTCTTTTTGGTGGGGCTCGCTTTCTTGTTTGTTTTCAGTGCTTTCCTTTTCAGGCGCTTGGGTGGTTAATGTATCATTTGCAATATCAGCAAATTGTCCCTCATTGCTTTGTGTGGTTTCAGTTTGTTGTGTTTCTTCAGACATAATCACCTCTTGTTAAATTAAATACCCATGCTTTTGAGCGCTTTCGCTTGCGCATCTAAATCTGTCCGTCTTAATTCTGCATCTTCTATTTTTTGCACTTCTTGCTGTTGCTGGGTGGATGCTTGCGAAATAGCAGTTACATGATCTAAAAAGCTTTGCGCAGTTTCGCTGCTCGCTTTGTGAATTTCAGCATCCGCTTTTTTCATTGCAACAGCAGAATCCAATTGATGTTCTTGCGCGTCTAGATTTAATTTTTTGTTATCTAGCAATAATTTTAATTTCTTTAAATCCAACTCTTTGAGACCTAGCATGTTTTTCATTTGCGCGATAATTACATCAGGAT